TTCGTAACATGTTAGCAGGTCACGCTGACACTAAAATGAATATCACCACCAAATGGGATGGCGCACCTGCCGTATTCGCTGGCACCAATCCAGAAAATGGTAAGTTCTTTGTTGGTACAAAAGGTATATTTGCTAAAAACGCAAAGCTAAATTATACTGATGATGACATTGACAAAAATCACCCATCTGAAGGCCTAAACGCAAAGTTAAAAATGGCCTTGCGATATTTACCAAAACTAGGCATCAAAGGCATATTACAAGGTGATATGATGTTTACAAAAGGTGATTTGAAAAAAGAAACAATTGATGGTGAAAGTTATATTACCTTTCAACCAAACACCATTGTATATGCTGTACCAACAAGTTCTAAGTTAGCACAGATGATGATGGCTGCACAAGTAGGTATTGTGTTTCATACATCATATGCTGGCCAAAAGATGGAAGATATGAAGGCTTCTTTTAACATTGACATTGGTCGCCTGGCTACAACCAAAGATGTTTGGTTCCGTGATGCTTCTTTTACTGACGCTTCTGGTTCTGCAACATTTACAGATGAAGAAACAAAACAAATTACAACGATTCTATCACTAGCAGGCCGAACATTTCAAACCATTCCTGCCTTAACATTAAATCGTATTGCTTCTAATGATACAATTTTAGAATACATTAAGACCTTTAATAATACCAAAGTGCGTGAAGGTAAAAAAATTACTGACACAAGAGCTCACACATTAGAACTGATTCGCTTTGTGGAAGCAAAACTAAATAAAGAAATAGCAAGCGTAAAACGAGAAGAAACAAAACGAAAAAAAGCAGCCGAGAAAACAGAAATTATGAGGTTCTTCCGTAGTTCTGCAATGAATTTAAAAACAATCTTTGATTTACAAAATTTATTGGTTGATGCTAAATTAATGATTATTCGTAAATTAGAAACAATTAAATCTATTGGTACCTTTATTAGAACCGATGACGGATTTAGAATTACTGCACCAGAAGGTTTTGTAGCAGTTTCTAAAACAACTGGCGGTGCTTTGAAGCTTGTAGATAGATTAGAATTTAGCCAAGCAAACTTTACGGCCGCAAAAAATTGGAGTAAATAAATGGCATATGATATCAATAAAATTTTAGAAGAATATGGCGAAGAAGATTTTGGTTTTACCGCTGTTGATGAAGCTGAATATCAGGCAGTTATTGCCGAAAAAGATGAAACAGTTGAAGAATATAAAGCAAGGATGAAACAAGTTGAAAAGATTATTATGCCTTTTTTGACCAACCTGTTAAAGACACAGGCACAACCATATATCCATTGGCCAAATCGTGGGCCAATTATTGAGAAACAAATTCAAAAAATTCTTACATTGACCAGAGGGTAAATGTTTAAAAGTAAAATAGACGAGGCGGCCTATGTGGGTAACATTGGTGCCATGGAAATGTTCCGTTTTCATCAGAAGGCAACTGCTGACCAGAAGAAAAAACTACAGCAATACATAAAGAACAAAGACACCAAAAACGCATGGAAACATGTCCAAGATGTTACCGGTACAAAGTTACATAAGAGTGTCAGCGAGGCTATAAAACCAGATATTCTGCCTGTTTCAGGTGCTGGCCAATGGGGAACAAATACACTAAGGCAAAATTACCAAGATGCCACTCCAGGCCAAAAAGTAAAACGATTTAAGGATTATACGAAGCATAAGTAATATTATAACAACTGAGGTTTATTATGAAAGATTTGATAATTGGCACAAGTACCAACTATGATTGGTCAAAACTAAAGTATTGGGTTAACTCAATCAACGCATCAGGCTTTGAAGGTGATAAAGTCCTGGTTCTCCTAAACTGCGATAAAGAAACTGTCAAAAAAGTTATTGATGCCGGTTTTATTGTTGTCGCAGGTCAAAAAGATTCTGAAGGCAATCTAGTTCATCAATCGGCTATTCCTGTCCATGTTGAACGCTTTTTGTTCATGCACAATTTCCTTACGACAAGAGATTACCGCTACATCGTAACAACCGATGTGAAAGATGTGGTCTTTCAACGCAACCCAATTGAATACATTGAACAGAACCTACATGAAGATAAAGATTTAATTTTTGCTTCAGAATCTTTACGCTACATTGATGAACCATGGGGCAATCAAAATCTATTTGAAACTTATGGTAATTACATTTATGAACAATATAAGAAAAATGAAATCTATAATGTAGGCGTTCTTGCTGGTCGTGGTGATGCTATAAGAGATTTGTTTATGAATATTTTTGCTGCTGCCATAGGCCGACCAATTCCTATTTGTGACCAATCAACATTTAATTTTATGATTCAAAGCACTTGGTTTCAAAAATCAGGAATGTATTTGAGGTCTGAAGATGCTTGGGCATGTCAATTAGGCACAACTGCTGACCCATCTAAGATTGAACAGTTTGCACCTCTTTTACTAGAACCAACTCCAAAATTTGAAAACGGCGAAGTTGTTACATCAACAGGAAAGCCCTTTACAATTGCTCATCAATATGATAGAGTACCAGAGTGGAAACAAATAATTGAGGCGAAATATGGCTAAAAAAGTATTAGTAACCGGTGGCGCAGGTTTTATTGCTCATCATTTAATTGAAACATTGATACAGAAAACCGATTGGGAAATTGTATCGTTAGACCGATTAGATTTTTCTGGTAATTTAAATCGTTTAGCAGATGTGATGCAACAATTCACACCTGCTGAAAGAAAACGAGTTCAAATTGTTTACCATGATTTGCGAGCTGAATTAAACCCACAAATCACAAGTTTGCTTGGCGATGTAAATATTGTTTTACATTTAGCTGCAGGTTCTCATGTAGACCGCTCTATTGAATATCCAATGGATTTTGTAATGGATAATGTGGTTGGCACAGCAAACATTTTAAACTATGCTCGTAATCTCCGTAACTTAGAACGATTCATTTACTTTTCAACCGATGAGGTATTTGGTCCTGCACCAGAAGGAGTTTATTATGGTGAGCGTGACCGATATAATTCAACCAATCCATATTCTGCATCTAAGGCTGCGGCCGAAGAAATTTGTGTAGCATTTGAAAACACTTATCGTATGCCTTTGTATATAACACATACAATGAATGTGTTTGGTGAACGCCAACATCCAGAGAAATATATTCCACTTTGTATTCGCCGTGTTCGTAGTGGTGAAACAATTAGAATTCATTCCAACCCAGCGAAAACAAAAGCAGGTTCACGCCATTACATTCATGCAAAAGATGTGGCAGAAGGACTATTACACATTCTTAATCTAAAAGGGCCATTTGACATTGATTATGGTGGCGCCAAATGTCCTAAGTTTAATCTTGTAGGTAAAGAAGAAATTGATAACCTTACACTTGCACAAATGATTGCTAAAGTGCAAGGCAAAGAACTACATTATGAGATGAGTGACTTCCATTCTGCAAGACCAGGTCATGATTTACGATATTCGTTGAGTGGTGAATATATGAAAACATTAGGTTGGGAACCACAGATTGCTTTGAGTGAACGAATTGAGCAAGTAGTGAATTGGACTTTAGATAATGATAGGTGGTTAAAATGAAAATTGCATTATGTTTGTCTGGCCAACCCCGATGTGTCAAAGAAGGTTATGAGTATTACAAAAAAAATCTGTTAGACCATTATGATGTTGATGTGTTTTGCCATGTTTGGGACACAGATGGTGCAGAACATATTGCTGCCTACAAACCTGTTACATTGATGATTGAGAAGCCTCCAACAAATGACTTGTCAAAATACACTAGAGTTCCACCACCACAACCAAATTGGAAAGTAAAAAATCCAGCCAAATCGGTGTGGAATCTAACATACTCATTAATGAAAGCCAATGATATAAGAAATGTTTACGAAGAAGAAACTCAAACAAAATATGATTGGGTAATCCGTTCTCGTTATGACTTTGCTTTAAATGTGGTGATACCTTTTGATGAGTTAGACAATTCAAAGATGTATATTCCAAATTGTCGTATGTCACCACACAGAGATTTTGGTAATGACCAATTTGCTTTCTCGTCAGCAGAAAATATGGACAAATATGCAGATTGTTTTAATCAAATTGATAAGTTTTATGATTCTGGCACCACAATGGTTGGTGAAGAAATGATGTCTGCAAATTGGAAAGAAAAAGGTCTAACAGGTGAAAACCTTGTTTACTTTAATCCTAATCATCCGTTTCCGCCAGGCCCATACAATGGCACATGGCATAGTTTATTGAGAGAAGATTTTGAATCTTGGCAAAAGTAATAAAGCTACTAAAAGGCCATTCAATGAGTAAAGTTGAATTGATACAACAAGACAACCATGTTTTTGTTCGTAAATCTGGTGGCGTAGGCCGTAATTTGGAACGCTACGATGCTCTATCTCGCCTTAAATTGCCTATTCCTAAATTGCTAGAAGTGTATGGAGATTCGTATGATATGGATTACATTCAGCATGAGGATATGAAAACATATCTAACGACACACGATGTAAATGATTTGGCTAAGTTCATTAAAAATACAATTGATACTTTTGCTAGTGAAACCATAGAGAAAGATTACACGAGAGTTTATGACCAAAAGCTTTCTATATTTCCATGGGACAAATATGACTTACCATTTACTGGTGCCGAGTTATATGCTAAGTTACCAAAAACATTACCATCTTCAGAGTATCATGGTGATTTGACCTTAGAGAATATATTGTATGAAACAAAAGGTAATTTCATTCTAATTGACCCATTGACCACCGAGTATAATTCATATGTGTTTGATTTAGCTAAACTACGCCAAGATATTGTCTGCAAATGGTTTATTCGTGGTGAAAAGCTTTACTTTGATTCAAAACTAAAAGTATTAAACGACACTCTTAAAAACTACGAACACTTTAACAACGATTATCTATTGATTTTAATGTTAATGCGAGTTCTACCCTACACCTATGTAAATGATGATAAGTATTTTGTTGAAAGTGAGATAAAGAAATTATGGAAGTAATTATTCCTTGTGCAGGCGCCTCATCACGATTTCCAAATATGAGGCCAAAGTATCTACTGACTGATTATGCTGGTAGATTTATGGTACAAAATGCAGCCGAACACTACATTGACAAGCATCGTGTAACTATTGTAATTCTAAAAGAGCATGACGAAAGATACATGGCTCGTAAGAAAATAGAAGAAGCTTTTGGTAATAAAGTTGACATTGTGGTGCTAGATAAACCAACCACAGGCCCAGCAGATACCGTTTATCAAGCCATTCAACGAGGCCGTATTGATTTATCATCACCAATTCTAATTAAAGATTGTGATGGGTTCTATAAGACAGAAGAAAAAGAAGGCAATGTAATCTATGTTGCCAGTTTATCAAAACATCCACGCATACGAACCGCTGGTGCCAAAAGTTACACACTTACAAATGACCAAGGCATTATCAATTCAGTTGTTGAAAAGAAAATTGTAAGTGACCATTTCTGTGTTGGTGGTTATCAATTTGAAACAGCAAAAAGCTTCGTCAAT